GGCTGAGCAAGTCAGCGATTCAACTGCGTGAGCAGATAGACGATGCATTCCCAGATCGAGATCGAACTTCGGACGGCTGGATCGGTGATACCCGACACGCTGCTCGCAAGTCTGATCATAATCCAGATGTACAGGGATGGGTACGCGCCATCGATGTTGACCGCGACCTTGCAGGCAAGAAAGGGAAGCCCGATCTCATGCCTGACTTGGTTGATCAGATTCGAGTCGCTGCAAAGTCTGGCGATAAGAGGATCAGTTACATCATCTTCGACGGCCGCATCGCCTCATCTAAAAAGGCTTGGGCTTGGCGTCCTTATGATGGGATCAATAAGCATAATCATCACGCGCATATCAGCTTCACTATCAAGGGCGACGAAGACTCTCAATTCTTTACTATACCGATGATAGGTGGAAACTAATGAACATGAAACATCCAGCAATAATTGCAGTAGGCGCGTTCTTGTGCGTATGGGGCACTACATCTAACTTCTCTCTAGACTATCGCGCCATCCTTGGCTCAGTAGTAGCTGGAGTATTCGGATACGCGACACCTAAAAAATGACTACCAATGATCTAATGACGCTGTACTTCGCTAGCCTAGCCGTCATCGGTGGGCTGGCAGGTTACGTCATTACTCATCTGCTTGGAGAAATTAAAAGATTAAATAGCCGTGTCGATGAAATTTATAACATCCTCTTAGAGCGATAATTATTGACATGGCAAGAAAGAAAGTCATCGATCTCGATACTTACTCACAGCTTGATGCATGGGCTATAAGCCTGCACGAGATGTATCGCGCACTACGCAAGGCAGGATTCGCAGTTGATCTCTGCCTAGCAATCATCACAGATCGAGACTCTTACCCTGAATGGATTTTGCCTGAGATCCCTGATCGAGTGGATCGCTTACCCTACGAGGACGACGACGAGGACTAATGAAGCGCATTGTCATAGTGAGCGACCTACAGGTTCCCTTCCACGATAGACACGCAGTTAAGAATCTAGCCAGTTTTATAGCCAAGTTTAAGCCGCATGAAGTAGTAACGATCGGAGATGAAATTGATTTCAACACGATCTCAAAGTGGTCAGAAGGCACGCCAGAAGCCTACGAGCAGACTCTGGGAGACGATCGCGATGAAACTGTTCAGGTACTTTACGATTTACAAGTAACACAATGTCTGCGTAGCAATCATACTGATCGGTTATACACGCAGCTCATGCGCAAGATCCCGTCATTCCTTTCATTGCCGGAACTTAGATTTGAGAAGTTCATGCGCTTCGATGAGCTAGGGATTACCTTTCATAAGAAGCCGTACAACATCGCGCCTAACTGGATCGCAGTTCATGGCGACCATACCCCTATTAAGTCACAAGGGGGTCTGTCAGCCCTTGAGGCAGCCCGTAGGCATGGTAAGAGCGTTATCTCAGGGCATACCCATAGGGCAGGGCGATCATCCTTCTCAGAGGCCTCTGGTGGCCGTATAGGGCGTGTTCTGCATGGCGTAGAAGTAGGCAATCTTATGGACTTCAGCAAGGCCAGTTACACCAAGGGGTCGGCCAACTGGCAGCAGGCATTCGCCATCATGTACGTCGAGGGCAAGAATGTGCAGGTTGATCTTATTTACTTTGAGAAGGATGGGACTTTCTTAGTCTCAGGTAAGCGTTATGGACGACCTAGATAACGAACTAGCAAGGGACATCGATGACCACATGGATGACTCAGAATTGTTACCATTTCGTTATCTTAATATCTGAAAATTCCCCTTTGGGTCATGAGACAGTAGAGCCACGGATGAAGGGCATCCTAAGAAAGGCTCAACATGTTCGATCCATCACTAGGCGATTTAATTGCCATGATTGCACTATCCGCACTATATTTTCATCTAGGCCGTACAGTCGGCATTCGCGTGGGATATCTCCAAGGCCGCAAAGCTGTCAGAGATTATTACGCAACTAAAGAAAGGGCACGAGTGTGAATGCAGGTGATTTTCTCTCAGAAGCAAAGGCAACAATACAAGACCGTGGAATGGACTACGGACACCCGTCAGACAATATGTCCAGAACAGCACGACTCTGGTCAGCATTCCTCGAGATGCCTGTTACTGACTATCAAGTGGCATCATGCATGGTCTTGGTCAAGCTCGCACGATCTATGGAGTCTGGAAAAGTCGATACATACATCGACGCTGCTGCCTATATGGCAATAGCAGGACAACTACATACAGAGGAGAATGAGCTCTATGTCTAAATATGGCGAAAAGCGTTTCGATTATTTTAAGCTAAGCCGGACTTTTGGTCTTGGCTTAGACCTAACACGCGATGATTTTAATGAATATCGATGGTGGGAATGTGAGATTCACATAACCTTAGGGCCATACTATTTAACAGTTAGGGTGTAAAAGCATGTTTAATTTAGAAGATTATGAGACGGTCGAAGAACGACTCATTAAGTTTTGGAAGGATTATCCTGATGGACAAATACACACTAAGATTATCGAGCACACGACTAACAGGTTTATTGTTGAGGCATCTATTTATCGTACAGAAGCGGATGTTCGACCTTGGACTACAGGGCTGGCCGAGGAAACTATACAAGGTCGCGGAGTTAATGCTACAAGCGCACTTGAAAATTGTGAAACAAGTGCTATTGGTCGTGGATTGGCAAATGCAGGTTACGCTACAAGGGGAAAAAGAGCCTCTCGTGAGGAGATGGTTAAGGTTGAGTCAGCGTCTAAGGTTAAGGCTAACATCGATGAAGTAAAGGCTAAGATGGCTGATACATCCGGCACTTACATCCCAGTAGTAAAGGAAGACGATCCATGGACTATCAAGCCAGCGACTATGCCGCCCACAATGGGGGAAGCTGTATCGACGGTGAAAGAGATTATTGGCGGCCAGACAGAGAAGGATCTGCCGAATTGCCGTCATGGTGAAATGATGTGGAAGACTGGCACTACCAAGGCTGGCAAGCCATGGGGACACTTCAAATGTAAAGCGGCTGTAACAGGTGAGATCGGTGGTCGATGTGAGTCGCCTAACGATGTTATTTGGTACGAGATTGCTAAAGATGGATCATGGCAACGACAGAAGGCGAGAGTCTAATGGGACGCTTACAGTTCATGAATCAAGACGGCGAATGGGAGTCATTCCCTACAGAGGATGAGATACATCGCTCTAAAGAGATTGTAGCAATTCTAGAGGAATTTACATTCACAACCAGATGCTGCTTATGTAATGACTCAATACCTTACAGAGATATAAAAGTTAACCTAGTTAATAAGAGCTGGTCATGCTCTAAATGCCACGCGGTCAATGGCCTCACAAAGCCGTAAATATCGAGGATTCTCGACTGAGCGTGTTGTCGCCCGTTACCTATCGGAGTGGTGGCCACATGCAGATATCGGTAGAGGGGCTGGAAAAGATATAACACATGTCCCGTTCGACATGGAAGTTAAGGCTAGATCGGCGTTCCAGCCTAAGGCATGGATCGACCAAGTGACGAAAAGGGCGGCTAAAGCTGGTGACTTGCCTATCGTAGTTAGTCGCTTGAATGGTCAAGGGGAGAAGGCTCCTAGTGAGTACCTGGCATTCATGCGATTAGGTGATCTGGTCGATCTATTGCTTAAGGCAGGTTACGGCGATTTCAAGGATAATCTGAGACAATTAGAACCTATGAGATGCACGATGTGTGGCGTATGGTCAATCACCGAAATATGCAGAACGTGTGAGGTCGATCCAGATGCCAACCTATGAGTTCGAGTGCGATAACGAGCATTGCGAGAGTAATGCACGGATAGAGAAATGGATGTCAATTCATGAGCCTCATGATCTGGAATGCCCATTCTGTCATTCATCGATGAGCAAGGTTTACTCAAGTGTAGGCGTGAGCTTTAAGGGTACTGGGTTCTACAGTACGGACAACCGATGAAACTATTAGACCTATTCTGCGGTGCAGGTGGGGCTTCTAAGGGCTATGCAATGGCAGGCTTTGAGGTGACTGGGATAGACTTGAAACATGGACGACGATACCCGTTTACTTACATTCGTGGCGATGTTCGTGATTATCTTAATGTGGATTTCCTTCAGCAATTCGATGTAATTGCAGCTAGTCCACCATGCCAGACGCACAGCGCTACTAAACACTTGCGTAATGCTCAAGGCAAGTCCACTAGCAAGATTGACATGATTCCAGAGGTGCGTGAGGCACTCATTGCATCGGGTAAGCCTTATGTGATTGAGAATGTACCTAATGCGCCTCTAATCAACCCTGTGCAGTTATGTGGCTCAGGCTTTGGGCTAAAGGTGCGTAGACATAGGCTCTTTGAGTCTAACGTCCCACTAGTCGGCAATAGCTGTAACCATAAGGCTCAGGGTAAGCCTGTCGGTATCTATGGCTCTATGCGTGATGAGATCCCTAATGGTGGCCACACAGCTAAAACCATGGCTGAGGCTCATGAGGCTATGGGCATTGACTGGATGATTTGGTCTGAATTAGTTGAATCTATACCACCTGCTTATACTCATAACATGGGCATACAAATAAGTGATGCACTTCACACTTTAACAATGTCCGAATTGAGGTAGTTTAATATGATTCATGCTCTTGACAATGCTGGTACTCTCAGCGCTAGAGCCCATCAGGGGCTCAACGCGAGCCCGATAGGGCTAGCTCGCGTGGTAGCACTCGCTATTGGGATATCTCTATCTATAGCTACGCCCTTAGATGCACAGGCGTCTAACCAAGCAATTAAGCAACTAAAACAATTAGCTAACTATCAGCTTACTGATAAGCAATTAGCATGTCATAACGAGATAGTACATCGAGAGAGTAGATGGGACTATAAAGCTATAGGTAATAAGTCCGGTACTAAGCAGGTATATGGGCTATATCAGATGAAGACTGAAAGCCTAAGAGTATCTACACCTATCAAGCAGTTCTGGATGTATTGGCATTATGTAGCACATAGGTATGGGCATACTGAGTATGATGAGCCTAACTATTGTAATGCGTTACTACATCTTAAGACTAAAGGCTGGCAATGAGTAAGGATCCTAGAGATAGCAGAGCCTATCGAGCACGACGCCTTGAGGTGCTGGCTCGTGACCAGTGGACGTGCTTCTATTGCATGCAGCCTGCAACCACAGTCGATCACGTCATTCCAATAAAGGACGGGGGCGATCCGATTGCATACGATAACTTGGTCAGCTGTTGTACTACCTGCAACTCACGCAAGGGATCACGCTCTCAAGGCTCTTTTTTAGCACACA